CTGCTTTATCTGTATTACCAGTAACAACCACCATGCCCTCTTCGATTGATGGACCCTGTGTACTTACGATGACATTACAGAAAGCATAAGCAACCATTAATTGAACATTAATTGGAGCATACTTAGCAAGCACCCTTTCCAATCGAGCTTGTTCTTCTGGCTTAAGGGTTGAGGCTACTGAGGTTAAATCAATGATGTAACTTGAGCAAGCTTTACAATCTGTGGAATCACCATCGTATTGATAATTGCTATCATATGCTAATGATGTATCATATCTTGCTTTACCAACGATAGTGGTTAATAAGTTTTCCTCTTCTAATGTGTAACCTTTGAGTTTAAAGTATGCAGTAAGTAATACCCTGTAGAACTTTTCTGTTCCTCGGATTTTATATAGGGATACTGCATACCTTATCAACCTTCGGTCAATAGCTGAGTAGTATTTTACTACCCTTTGAGCATTCTCTGGTTTATATCCCAGTTTAGTAGAATATTCCAACTGAACATTGTATTCCAAGTACCATACATAGAATGGAGGATTATGTAAAAATTCTCCTTCTGTTACTGGAGTAGTATATTCTTGTGGAGGAGCCCCTAAAAAATCATAGATATAATCGAGTAATCCCGCTCTGGTAGTTTCTACATCGATGATGTCAAGGATATTATCTATATTGGGCAACATCGATGAATTCCTATCAGTATCATCAACAACAGATTCTCCGATTAATTCTAAGAACCTTTCTAATACTCCCTTATCATTTTGATCCTTATATGTATCGAAGGCTTTAAAATAAGAGGGGAGTAAATCCATTAAAGCATGAAAGTTTATCATGATGTTTCGATTACATTAATATGTACATTGCTTGCAATGATTCTTGGTACTGAGTAATCATTGATAATTTGATCCTTACCGTTTGGAATTACTTTCATTTCCCAAGTATCCCCAATTTTGTAAGCTCCCGATAAAGGATTACCGATTGTGAATGTAAAGTTTACTCCAGCACTTTCTGAGATGATAGTAATTGGGGAGCCTAAGAAAGTAGAATAAACTTCCCCAAATTCTGAAGCAACGGTAAAGGTATCTTTCTCCAAATAGGATATCGTATAATTTACTTCATCCTCTATGGATTTAACTTTGAAGTTACTCAGGTTTAAATCTGTTTCTGTGTCCTCGGATTTGTTTGGGTAAGGGATTGTATAAATACTATCGATGGTAAGATAATCCACTGTACTCAAATTATCTATGAGGGCATATAAATCGGATAATCGGATTACCTTGTTAATATCCGAATTACTGTAATCATAATTCTGAACCAAAGCTCTCAGTATATCATCAGAAATAATATTACTTCTTAATGATGGCATACCAGTTACTGTTAAGTTCAAAACTACATAGGAACTACCAGCAGGTAATACTCGGATATTTGTAGTGATGATTTTCTTGCTTGAAACATATCGATAAGTTGCATCCCTTAAAGATTCCGAGGCAACCCCTCCTCCATCTGGGATAATATAGATATCCACAAATTTACCACACCTAAAATCGATGTATGCTTTATCTACACCAGGAGCAAGTTTAGTTACATCTATGTAATCTTGTTTGGTGATTGCTACTCCAAGTGTTCTGATGTTTAAAGGAACATGTTCCTTTAGCATATCAAAGTTTTCATAATTTGAACCCCCAGTAATTCTATTCGGATTTGTGATAGTCATATCCTTGATACCAAGATCGCCATCTACTGAGGTAATGGTATTCTCTGCATCATTCCCAGCTTCACCTTTTGTGATGAAGTAGCTGAGTAATATTGGGGAATTCACTGCAGGTTTTTCACCATACATACCATCACCAAATACAATGTAGGGTTTTTGATCCTCGGTTAATTCTACCATATAATGTTTATCATTGGGCCCAGAGTATCCTAATGTTTCTACTAAAGTCCAAAGAATTCCACCAAGTTTTAATACTGCAGAACCCTCAACATAGAACCCATCTGTTTCATCGATATAAATGATAGCATTTGGATCTGAGATTACTCCAAGGTCTTTTTCTGGTACCAATGTTTTTTGTTCTACTGGGACATAAACTCCATAGGTATCTTTGTAGAAAGTTTTCTGTTTTGTGGAGATATATGTTAATCCATTTGTACCATTAAAGGTTGTACCAATAGGAATGATATAATCTTCCTTAGCCATGTCTCCATTATTGATTTGGATTAATACATCAGTAGAAGCTGGGATTGCTGCTTTAATGTGATAATCCACCAACTTCGAATGTTTAACTAAGGATGAGTACCTTCTTGCTGAGATAAAGAAAGTTTCCCTTGCCATGTTATCCAAGTAGTAATGAATTACTTCTGCTACTGAAGACCACATGGAAAGTAAGATAATAAAAATGTTGCCCTCAGAATAATCAGTAACTTCGGGCAACTTAGTTCTCATGTTTTGAACCAATTGGCTCTTGATTGATTGGTAAGATCTTGAGAAAACATCTAACCAGGGATTCTTTAATATTGCCATAACTATGCCGATTTTTGATATGAAAAATCAAGTTCTCCAACCATCTGATTAGTTAAAACTTGGTATCTTAACCTAATCTGTATTTCTGAAGGAGTGAATTGTATTTGGGTTTCCAAAAGTCTCACTCTTGGTTCCCAAGCTTCGATAGCTTCTTTAGTAAATCGATATACTAATAACCGAGTTGCATTTATGTTTGGTTCTTCCAAGCATTCATAATTTCGAGTACCAAATATCTCTTGCCTTAATCTAAATCCGATTTGATAAACCAAGATAGAGATAATGTTATCTTCGATTAATTCCAATGAACCTTTTTTAGGTTTCCATGAACCACTGGTTAGTTGGATGGGAAAAGTTGGCCCTGAACCAATTGACTTTTCCAATATATTTTCGCTCATTGTTTTACTGTTTGATGTTCAATATCAGCCATTACTGTTTTAACTAATGGCGTATTAGCATACCCAGCTAAAGAGAGGAATGCTGCTTTACCACCATCCATTGGGGTAGCTACTGCAGCTGCTTGAGTTAATCCAAGTTTAAGGTTATTAATATCATCCTCAATCTTGTTTAATCTCTGAAGGAGTTTATCAGTCATCGTTGTACCCACTTCCCCATCATTGAATATCACAAGCTTTCCTCGGATGTTATGATCCTCTTTTGCAGTCTGGTCCCAAGTGGATTGTGTTTCTTGAGTAATGGGTGTAGGAGTTTTTACAATTACACCCTCTGGGCTCAATGTAATCTCATGAAATTTATCCTCGGATACCTTCAACAAAATTTTCGTAGTGTTTGTTTTATCATCTAGAAATATTTTGTTACCATTTGGAGTAACTATTCCGATTACTTCCTTCTTTTCTAATTCTGGCGGTACTTGAGTTTTTGCCCATCCACAGTATGACCAGAGAGGATAATTCGGGTCTCCAGATTGGAATTCCACGAAAACTACATCATTGATTTCTGGAGTTAAATACTTAGCTCCTGATTGCAAGGGTCCAGGCTGTCCTTTGGGATAAGCCCAAACCAATGTTTGAGTTATATCTGGGACTTCGATTTGTAATCGATTAAGTTTTAAAGGATCCTCGTTATTAATTACTATTCCACGGTAAGTAGAATAGAATCGACCAATTCCTTCTAAACCATTTTCCCTTAAATATACCAGGCTCATTTTGTTTTATCTTTTAGGATTTGATCATTCTTATTAATATTGGCAGTCTGAGTAGCTTTATTTAAAGATACTGCATCTTGATTTGCTTGTACCTCGGTATACTCTCTTCCCTGTTCATCAGTACCTGTGATTACTGTAACTTCTCCCATATCTTCGGTTTCCTTTAGAATCTTTTCCTGGAATGCCTTTACTTGTTCAGCTTTAGCAATCTCAGCAGGAGTAAGATCATTAGCAATTTTCTGAACCTTCATTGCTAAAGATTGGGTATTTACCTTTACATCCGATTGAACCACTGTACCATTTGAAATGGTTTTCTTGATTAATTCGAATGTGGTAAGGTACCCAGTGGAGGCATCTATTCGATGAGAAGCTTCTTTAATGTACCAATCTCCAGAATACTTTTGAGAAACATTCTGAATAGAGAGCATTTGAGAGCTCATTAGAGTTGGCTGCCCAATTGTAACCATTGTAGCTTCAACCTGTTTCTGTAAAGCATCATTTACTTGATTGAATGCAAGTATCTTGGAAGAATCTGCATCACCTGCATAACCTAAAAGGTCTTTAGCAGAGAGATTTAATTCGATTTCCTTTTCTCTAACTACTTCTGGGTTATCCCAATATTCATATTTTGACCCATCACTTTTTGGAACTATCTGAATGGTTTTATCTCTCTCTAATGATTGCCATCCAGTAGTTCTATCATAACCCGCTGAAGAACTTTGATAATCTTTTGAACCAAAGTCTTCTGGGTTTACTGTTTCCTTTACCTTAGCCTTTACCTTTACTGTATAATTATCCAGAGAGATAGCAGCTAATTTCATAGGATCATTCCCTGCAGCTTTGTATTCGTTTACAACTTTCTCAAGATACTCAGGAGCATATTTCCTAAGGTAATTGGGGTCTTTCTCTAAGAGTTTCTTAGTTGCTTCTTCATCTTTATATTTATCTGTGCTGGGTCTAGTTGCAGCTCCCGTGATACCATCTACTCGAGAATCGTAAGTGTTAGGAGCATTGGAAGGAATGGTTTCTCCAGTAATACCATCTACTGAATTATCTGGCAAAGAGCCATCTGTTTGGGTTACTCCCGAATCTAAGGATTTTGTTTCACCATCAATTTGAGATTTCTTGGCAACATCTAAAGCCTTAAGCTTTTTTCGAGTGGTTACATTAAATGATACAATTTCTCCTGTTTCTTCATGCCATGTAAATGAAGCTACTGGAGCTTGATTGAAATTAGTAGGATGGATTGATACTGTATCATCTCTTCCATCTACATGATATGGACCGTTTGGGATATACTTTGCCGCATCCTTTAATGCAGTATATGGAGTCCTACCCACTTGAACGAATGTTCTTCGTTTTATAAGTTTATCATTCCCAACTTCCTTCATCCCATAGAACCATCCATGATCTGTTGTTGGAATGGTTAACCCAGTTATAGAAGAGTAACCAGTATAAACATATCCAGGAGCAAGTTCCTTAGATTCCTTAACATCATAGATATAGGATTTAAATTGAACCTTTCCCTTTAGCTCATCTTCAATCCATTTGAGAAAATTATCATCAGCATTCTTTTTAAGTTGCTGAGATTTAAGGATTGAAAATCCATCTGTACATTTTAAAGTAATGATAATACCCTGAGCGGAGAATCTTATGTTGGTATCCCTTACCATTACTTTTCTTGGAGCACTTGGAGCATAGGATTTATCTGGGTAAACGATTCCCCATTGTACTCCCAGATATTGCTGTTCTCTGAATTGGGGTATATCTATTAGGTTAGGATTTTCTGTAGTGATAGTGATAAAACATTCATCATCTTTTTCTTCTCGGTATGTATATTCAAACCCAGTAACAAAAGTACCTATTGGTAATCCTGATAAAGGGTCTATGATTGGTTTATTCTGTGAGTCTGTTACCTTAACAAAAGGCATACCGAACCCCTTGGGTAACATTGACTTTTCGTTACTCATGAGTTCGGTATGATTAATTGTTTACCCCTATACACTTCTGTAAAAGGGTCAATGATATTATTTGCATCAGCAATGTCAGCCCATAACCCAGAATCACCATAATATCTGAATGCTACACTTTGTAAAGTTTCACCTTCCAATAATGTATGAACTTTTTCTTTCCCTGTAAGACTGAAAGTACTGGGAATCCTTTCTAATGTACTGGTACCATCTGGATATTTAATCCTTACTGAATTAGTATAGGGATTTCTTGTAGACTCTTTCATATCTTACACCTCCACTTTATCTGGATATTTAGGTTTACTTTGAGTAGCTATTGGTTCTTCTGGCATAGGTTGAGGAACATTACCATGAACCCTTTGTATATCTGCAGTAGTTAGGTTATGTTTAGTAACCCTTTTGAATGTTAGCTTTTGTGTAGCAGCATTAGGCAATAATCCCAAATCTGTAATTGGTGAGGTTCTGTTAGCCCTACAGGCATTCTGAAAATTACTCAATACATAAGGTGCTGATACCAAGATAAATGAGTAATCCTTAAATAACTCTGCTGAACCCCAAGATATCCAAAGTTCAGGGGGAGAAGCTGCATAAGCATCAGCCTTAGACCAGGATTCTAATAACCTACATTTTTTGATTACATCCTTTCTATCTGATTGTGTAGAATACCAAGAGATATCGAAAGATATGGTATCTTCTGAACCGGTGTACATATAGAAAGGATTGTTTCTTCCATTTGTCCTTACTGCTACCCAACTGTTCTCCGATTCGATGTTTACTTCGGAAGGTTTACCCTGAATAACAATGGATTCATATGTACCATTACCATCAGCATTTGTATTTGGATTGATAATGATAATCTGATTCTTTACTGTGTTAACTGTTGGAGTGGCTTTAAGTTTAGGCTTGGGTACCTTTAGTAATGCTCTTCGTTTTGTAGCTTGTAAAGCACTTACTCCAGTGTTAATATTTTTCTTAGCTGGGTCAATCTCTGTAGGCAATACAATTCTCTGGGCTTTGAGAGAAGTTAATCTGTTTGCCAAGATCCTTGCTCTCCAAAGGTAAGTAGCAGGACCCACAGCAGCTTGACCTACTGTAGAATTATCGAAAGGTTTAAGGAGTGCCTCTTGTAGCACTCCATGTATTTTATTTATTGCACTTGCCATGTTACTTTCCTCCTACCTCAATTACTTCATTTTGACTGTGTTCATTGATAGCTTTGCTACCAACAAGGTTGCCATCCAAGTAGATGTTAATTGATTTGGTACCTGGTTGAGCATTAGCAAAGTTCCTTTCCATATTGGCATTGAATTTATCCAATGAGGTGTAGAACTTTACCAAAGCATCTGTATTGAGTACCTCTCTTTCTGCTGTTGTAAGGTTTGCGGCATCGATTCGTTGTTGCCTTTCTTCTTTGGAAGTCAGGGTAGCTTTAAGAAGAGAATTTGTTTCTGATGATTGATCATTGTTTTTATTCAATGCTGTAATGATCATTGGTAGGAATGTGATTATCGCTGAAAGGGCTAATCCCCATGGTCCTCCGAAGAAAGCTAAAGCTCCTCTCATTACTGATGAAGCTCCGAATCTTAGGGCAGCCCCTCCCGCAGCAGCACCAGCAGCTCCTCCAATCAGGGATAATGGATTATACCTTTGAGCATATCTGGTAGCAACAGCTTCTGAGATTCTTCTGGTTCCTCCAGAAGCAGTTTGAGCATAATATCTCATCCTACCAGTTTTATCTTCTTTGCCCATTACCTTACCAAGATATTGGCCTTGATGTGATCTCATCCATTCATGGTAGAGCATTGCATTACCTACACCTCTACCCGCTAAGCCAGCTTTACCTTGAGCAATGATTGACCTTTGCATAGCAGCATACTCAGCTGCAGAGATTGTAGAAGCTTTCCAACCTTGTTTCATTACAAGGAACATGTTCCTTAATGAAACTGTAGAATCATTGAAAAGCAATCTCATTGAGGACTTTAATGCGATTACTGAAGCATTGATTGTACCTAATACTACAGTACCAGTTACTAATGCTGAAACAAATGGACCTATTGGAGAATCAAATATTGCTTGAACACCTTCCAGGATTTTACCTATACCCCTTAACCAGGGTGTTAAAGTGGGTCCTAAAGATTCAGCAAAAGAAGTTGTTAAGTTCTCCCAAGTTGATTGTACTGTTTCTATAGCTCCAGCTAATGAAGCCATTCTTTGCTCACGAACAGAAGCAGCAGCTCCCTGGGAGTTGTTATTTAATTCATCCAGAAGATTGGTATAATTCTGGAATGCTCTGATCATTGTAGAACCTGCACGTTCACCTCGAACACCCAAGATATTAACCAATAAGTTATACTGATCCAGTTCTCCAAGTCCTCTACTTGCATTAGCAATTTTCTGTAATGCTAAGCCAAGATCAATGAGCTGACCATTAGCATCTATAAAATCTGATTTGGATAATCCTAATGCAGCTAAGGCTTTTCCACCTTTGAAGTTAGGGTCTCCGATTGATTTAGATAAATATCGATAAGCATTAGCTAATGCAGTACCTGCCATTGAACCTTGAATACCCGCATCACCAAGTACTCCAATTGCAGCAGCAGTTTGTTCCAGGGTAGCCCCTAAGTTTGTAGTGGTAGTACCAGCATACTTAATTGCTTCACCCAAATCATAGAGATTTGTATTTGATCTGGTTACTGCTCTTGTTAAAACGTCAGAAACTCGAGTAGAATTGGCCTCTGTGGAATCAATCATAAACATCTTCATGATGTTGGTCATGATATCTGCAGCTCCTCCTTTTCCACCGAGTTCTGACATTGTAGCATTGGCTAAGTCAGCTGCAGCAGTGATATTATTAAATATCTCTGTTGTTCCCTGTCCTGCCATTGCCATATATTGCATCGCGGAGCCAATATCCTGTGAGGTAAACATTGTATCTTTACCTAAAGTCTTAGCTCTTTGAGAAAGAAGCGAAAAGTCTGTACCTGTATCCTTTGCAATTGCTTTTACAAAGGTCATGGTATCAATGAATTTTGCTCCCTGTAATACAGCTTCACCTATACCATAGGCAGCTGCACTACCAATTGCCATTCCCGCTGTTGCCATTCTATTGACAGCATTGAGATTAGCATTGGTTATATTTTTAGCCTCTTGATGTAGTCTTCGGATTTCTTTGGAGGATTCTCTTGCTTGATTGGAAAATCTATCCTCCAATACCAAAGCAATACCGATTTGTAGTTGTCCCTGATTTGGGGACCCTGAAGTGAAAATAAGGCAGTCCTCCTATAGTTTAAGTGAAACCATTATTTCATTAATTTTTTAAGCTGAGCAAAATACTGATCAGCATTTTCGAGAAGTCTCTTTCTTTTTGAAAGAGGGAGTTTGTATAGAGTGAGATAATCTATTTGGATTTTAGCTCTGTTGATGTAAGCTAATTCATCCTCTAATATCCCGCGATATAAAAAAAATCTGGAGTACCCATAATAGAAAATCCAGCTTTGTATCCTTTTGTTGGATGTTCCAATTCGATAAGCCCAGTATAATATGGGTCATTCTCAGCAACGGATTTTCTGATTTCTGCCATATCCCTGGGTGAAAATAATGCAAAGCTTTGAACTGTTTCCCATTTGTCACCCACCTTTAATTTAAGGTCTCTGGCTTTTAATTCCAGATTCTTTGTTTTAACTGGAGTGTTCATCATCATTGCTTCACCTTTACCAGTTAACAAAGAATATGAAACTTCTTTTCCGCTTTGAAGTGTTATGGTGAAGTTCTTTGTGTTTCCAAAGGGGTAATATGGAACTGCGAAAGGCTTTGCATTTAATTCTTCTTCTGTTGGGGATTGATGATAATCATCGAAGAGAAGTTCTTTAAGGTCCTGCTCATACCGAATCTTATCCCCATTTGGCCAGGTATATTCGAATTCCATTACTTGACCCAATGAAAAGATTCTAGAGGCAATCAATATTGCATATCTAATGTTACAGGGTAATTCATGTGCCTGTTGTTCTGTGAGCTTTCTATTTGGAGTAAGATTGGTATCTACTACAATCCTTGAGATGAACTCTGAAAAATTGGAGAGTGTTTCTGATTTTATGGGATTAGATAAAATATCATCATCCTCACCATTCTGTTCTCGGATATAAACATAGGCATTCATATCTGGAAGGTTTACCTTCATAGCATTACTGTTTACTAATGTTTCCATCTTTTCTGTTTTTATATGTTGTTACTATGAAAAAACGAGGGATTTCACAACCCCTCGTTCTCTATTCAGTTTTATACACTTTAGATTTTCTCGATTTGATCAACTGAAAATTCCAAATCTTCCAATGTGTTATCCGAACTCATACGGTCCAGATTTTGACCATTTACCCGGCAAGGCCAAACTCCAGTACAAATCCAAGAGTTAAGTACTGAGCTACCGTCTTCAGCTAATTCATCAATCTTAACCGATTCTTTATACTGATCTGGTGTAAGACCTCCGCCTACTAATAAATCCTGGACGGACATAAGCCAATTCCACATCCATACATCTGAACCCGAGGTGGATTCCAATTTCTGGCAAGTAAGATTACCTACTTGTACTCTACCACCTGTTTTAACACTGTAATTGATATCCCCATGTTCTGTCTGGTCAATAGAGATTTCAGGAAGTGTAACATTCTGAAACAGGTAAGGATTCAATGGATGTTTTACGAATGTAATTTGCCAAAGAAACTTTTTTCTGGGATTAGAAACTTTTGCCATATCTTTTTGATTTAAGCTTGTTCGATATTAATTGCACCAGAAGAAGCATCCAGCACAATTCCAATGTTAATCTCTTGCAAAGCAACAACTTCTTTGATAACCAGGTTGGCTTTATACTTACCCTGGCGTACATCCTTTTCGTTGTTAACCTGCAAATCATCAAAAGAGGTTGCGAATTGATCACCTTGCCATTCATATGAATGAACTCCATTTCGATTCTGAAGATCCTGGAGATAAGGGTCTACTTCCAAATACATCTTACTCCAAGTTTCGAAGTTATTGGGTTCTTCCAGATAACGTTCCATGATTGGTCTCAAAACTTTCTTGATGTAGTAAATCAACCTTTCTACATTCAGGAATCTTTCAGAATTTGAAAGCATCGTGGAAGTGAAGTTATGCCATAACAATGTAGCTTTACCCCCAGAAGCAACTTCCTTGATAACAAAGATGTTAATGCTTTCAGCAGCCAATTCATTGAGATCATCATATCTTCCTGGGCTACCAAAGTTTTCAGCTACTGGCCCATTGCCATCCCCAACGATTCCTCGATTCTGACCTGCGAATGAATACCAAGGTCCCCATTCTGTAGCAGCTTGAGCAGACAAACCAAATACAGTACCCAATACATCGGAATCCATAAGCATACCATCCTGGTTATACAATCTCAGACCTCCAGCGAAATAGGCAACATGTTCAGAGTTGATCCCTATATCCTGTTTTGCCTTTAAGATCGTAGCCTTGGTTGTGTTTACTTTTGGGATTTCGATAGCATAGGTAGCATTCTTGGTTAAATCAGCAGCGGAATACCCAGCCTGATGTACAGCTTGAACTTCTGATAAATGCTGATGGATGTGAGAAGCGAAGAACATATAGAAGTCTGAGTAATCCTTCATAACTTCGAATCCCTGAACCCAGTCTGTAGCCACTGGAGTAGTACCGGCATTACCCACTGTACCAAGGTAATACAATGGTTTATCAGCACCCAATGTTATTGGAGCTGTATTAGTACTCTTGATAGCAAGAGTAGTGTTGCTTACCTTCTGAGCATCATTCAAAAGATTGATCACATCCTGGACTGTTGAGTAATCCTGGGAAGTATCAGAGCCCACTAATACTTTTGTGATTGTTACATCGAAATATGGGTCTGCGGTTAAGAAGTTCTTGAAAAGAGCTGTATCGATAAAGATTGGATGAGTACCATCACCATTCTTGTAAGAAAGTACTGGATTGGTATTTACCAGGAATGCAGAAGTAAGGTTATCTTTAGCATTCGTATTATACAAGCTAGAAATTACTCGATTTCCTACTTGTGTAAACACAACCATAAATTTACCGTTAGTACTTTGGATATCCCCTCCGTATTCCTTTGTTTCAAGTTTGAGCTGGATAGTGATAACCTTTGCATCGAATCCGGTTAATTCCAGATTCAATGTTTCACCAGTATCCGAAATATAGGCATTGCCAGAAACCTTACCAGCAAGCACTGTACCCTTTACTGCATCTACTTTACCCTGGTTTAAGTGACCAATACGACAGATTCGAAGTTGTCCTCCCATGCTTAATGCACGAGAAATGTTTGAAATGGAACCATCGGGAACTACCTCGGAACCAAATACCTCTGCAAATTGAGCGGGGCTCTTGATTATCTTTGAAGCATCAAAGAAAGGGCCCTTAGTTGTTCTTGCAAGAACAAATCCAATACCATTGTTTGGAGTAATGCTTGCAACATTGTTGTTAATGACTGTGAAGTCAACTTTAGGACTTGTAGGCATATTGTTAATAATTAGAGATTAAAGAATGTTTCGATATAAACAAAAAAAGGAAGGAGAAATGAAATGATTCATCACCTCCTTCCTCCTAATCTGAGTTTCGACTATGGAATGTGTATGTTATCCTTAAGTGGTTGTTCTGTATCCTGATTAAAGATATCAACGTTAATTTCATTAATCGGTGTTTCACTACCAACTTCAACTGGTGGCTGAAGTAAGGTATCTTGGATTTCCCAAGTATATACCTTTTCTATGATCCCTCTTTCATCATTCGAATTATCATAGAAATTAGAAGCAATTACAAAAATGTTTCCATCGAATGGAGCCTTCTCATAAATATAGGGTTTTAAATAACCTCTCTGAGGAATTGAGGAATTCATGATAAGGTTTAGTAATCGTTGATCCTCTGAGTTTTTAGAGACTAACCTTACATTTATATATTGGTCAATTGCCTCGAAAGGAGTTTCACTAACCACATAACCTTTATTTTCTTTTTTCTCTCTATGAAATCGATTTAAACCTATACCTCCGGGAGCGAATCCTTCGGATTCTACTACGATTCTGGGAAAGCTTTCTTTCATACCTTTGGATTGGCTATTACCTACACCAAAGATTTGAATGAATTTGTTTTTGTTCTTTTTTACTTCTTCTACAGCTTGTTGGTAAAGAGCCATGCTCTCTTTCGTTTTCTCATAGAGATTAGGGTCTACTGTTAACCCTAATCTTAAAGTGTTTTCCATAAGAGCCATATAAAATGACCTCTCAATGATTTCTTGTGATGTTACCATAAGCCTCGGATTTGATTTGCCTTTAACCCAGTCCTTGTCATAATGGATCTTCGGATTTCCTTCATTAGGGTATTTCGAAGTTCTTTAGGACCCCCTGCACTTTTAAGTGATGGTCTCCATAAAGGCCTGGCAGGGATATTTTCGTTCCCATATTCCAATATGATAGCAAGCTGGTTTAAAGTTAATCCACTGTAATGTTTTGTTCCAGAAGGCATACCAACCAGGATTCTGTTTCGATATTTATAAACCCCAACCGCTTTATAATAATCACCTTTAAGGTAATATATTCCACCATCATGGTTCCTTTTTAATGGAGCCCATTGAACTCCAGAACCTGCTGGGGGTTTATGTGTATGGATTGCCTTTCGGATTATTCTAATGAGTTTATCTGAAAACTTGGCAACCCCAATATCATAGCCATGTTGAATAGCAGGCTGAAGATGTGTTAATCCATTCTCTACCTTTACCCAGTTCCCCTTATTTCGGATTTCGATTTTAGGAATGGGAGGCATGTAAACACTAATGGAACTACGTTGTTTTCTAGCCATAATCCTTAGAATAAGTATGTTTACATAATAAAACCCAGTAGTATTGTAATATTACATTAATGTAACGTTACCTACTACTGGGTTACCCTTATCGAAGATTATTTATTTTGAAGCTTCTTCCAATTCTGTTAAGGCAGCCGATGCACCGTTAACCTCGGTTTTTAAATTGGCTACATCGGTTTTTAATGTGTTAACATCAGAAATTAATGTATTAAGTTTATTTGTGATCTCAGTTGTATCAACATTGATCTCATGGTAAACTCCATCATCAGCTAAATACTTATTACCTTTACCATCGATTTTAAATGCCATTGCTCCAGTAGTAACTTCATACAACTTAGAAGTAGCATCACAAACAATAGCAAGTATACTATCAGAGTATCCTGACATTTGATGTTGAGCCTGGGAACTACCCTCTACTGAGAGGATTGATATTACTATAAGGTAAGTTTCGTGACCACTAACAGCTGACTCTGGAAATTTAATGATCTCCATGGGTACATACCCAGTTCCCACTACCGTATCAATAGAAATAAACCCAGTAGAAACATGATCCTGAAAAGCCTTTCTAACAGCAGCTACATTTTCATCGGAAAGGTTACCTCCTTGTTGGCCCATAAAGTCAAATATAGCTGTAACATCAAGGAATCCTCCAGGGGTACCTCCCGAGCTTCCCCAAAATTTTTTGAAAGCATAGATTTGATTGGTACTATCCAAAAAGATCACATCACTTTGGGATAATACCCCTTTTTCTATTTCTTGGTCGGCTTGTTCCTTAGTCCATCCGTGGATAAGCCTACCATTTGCACCTTTTGTTATTATACTCATATTTTTTATCCTCCATTAAATTGTATATTATGAAGTTCATTATCACAATCCACAGTACCAGTCCTACCTGATTGAGCAACTCCATCGATCCTCCAAATAGCCCTACTAGCTGTTTGATTAATTCCAAGGCATTCTTCTCCAGATAGGGTTACTGATTTATCCGTAGCATTGTCAGGAAAAACTGTAATGTACTGTGATACGTCAATCCCTCCCCCTATTATTTGTATCTATCTCTACCTCTGATTTACTGACAGATATGGATTCAACTGGAACATTAGCAGGCTCTAAAGGTTGAATCTTTACATTTAATGTTGCAGTATGAGACCCCTCTACTGTAGTAATTGTAATCGTATAATCACCAGGTTCTGCTGTAATATTAGCAATTACTCCCTCATTGATTTCTACTGTTAATCCAGCACTAGCTTTGTAAGTTACTGTTTTATCTGTAGCATCAGTTGGGTCCCAAACAATTAAGCTGTAGATGTTTGTAGTATCACCCGTAATTCCACTTTCTGTAACAGTATATGTTACTAAGGATTTACTTAGGGTAATCCCATTTACTGGCTTAATATCTCCTGGATTAGTTAATTCGTACCAACTGAATCCTTCGGCATACCCTGAAACTTCACCTCCACCACCAGAACCAGTGTTTGTTTCTTTCCATACAGCAAAACTGTTTACAATGTTATATAATTGATAAATCTTGGGCTCTCCATCTACGATTGCCCTTACAAATTGACCAATTTTATAACTGAAAGTTTCACCGTTTACTTGATAGGTTAATGTTGATGAAGTAGGAGGGTTCTGTAATTCTTGGGCCTTCATAATCAATTGGATTTTTTCTTGGCCCTTTACATAAGCAAAACTACTTGGATCAGTTTCGTTTAAATTTGGTTGTTCCAAGTTCTGTAAATCATTTAACTTCTGAGCTTCTTCTTCTGTGATTAACCTTGAGCCTGGAACTACCTCTACCTTATTTTGATTTAACTGGTTGAAATTGGTGTTTAGCTTGGTTGCTTCATCTCCCCAATTTGTATCACCAGATTTAATTCGTTGTATCTGTGCCATCTTCTTGTCTTCTGAGTAATACTTGAAATACTATAGGTTCATCTTTTGCCTGGGCTACTTGAGTATCCCCTTTTGAGATGTATAATTCACCATTAATAATGAATCTATCTAATGCAGCATCAAATGTCCAATATCCCCTATTATTGATGAACCCTTTTTCTACAAGCTGTTTTTGTGAGATTAACATAGCACAGTTAATCTCATCCAATTCACCAGAAGGTGTACCTACATTTAAAGGCCATGTTCTGAAAGCATTGTAATTGATTAGAGCTTGGAGAGGGATTCTTTCATAATTATTTTCATCATCATCTTCACCAAATGGTAAAGGATATTGAATATGTTTTAACCAAATCACTTCTTGTAACCCTGCATCTTGGTCAATGAAGTTTTGTACGATATGCTTATATTTTTTCCATATCGAATCGTTAACTAAGAATGCCATAGGTTTGGATTAAGCTTTCTCTACGTAGTTTCCTACTAAATCGGATAAATTATGGGATAATGGTTGACCACTGTCTCTTATACATTTATATAATACCTTGGATTGGGTATAATACTTATCCTTGAATATTTCCATTGGAGGTGCATAAGGAATAGGATCATCCTTTGTCCCTGCATGTTCTTCATCAACCCGTTTCCAAAGGGAGGCTGTTTCCAAAGAGGGTTTCCAATTTTCCTGTGTTTTGTGACCTTGCAATACTTCCCAAAGATCCCCCCCATATTGGTATCTGTGTCCTTTAACGACATCAATTCCAACCTTCCATATCGGGTATCGATCTTTGACCTGTAAGGCTTCCGACGGGGAAAGGTCATATGTATTTATCTCTTCTGTAGCCTCCTTGTCCAGTTCGTCCAAAGCCAATAATCTGCTGAACTGCCTATTGATTACGGGTTGTTCTCCTTCTGAATAAGTCCATTCTTCACTATTCAGTAGTTCGACAAAAGACGGATCGCTAAAACTATAGCGAGGAAAATCTTCATCATCGAAGGGTGCAAGGTATTCCTCATGCAAGATCACCTTGCTTTGGTCTACACTCGTCCTCATTTCCGGTAGGACTTCTATTCCGTGGGACTTTGCCCATACGATGTTTACAATTGCGTATTTCATATCAATTAATTTTTAATGTTACTTTGCTTTTAGGGTTTGGAGGTAGTTGTAGGCTTTGATACAGTCGTCTTTGGAGAGGATTCTTGGATAAATTGCAAGGTTCTTAAAAGCTATTCGATCAAACCTACCACCACTACTCGATACCTCCAATATACCACCAGAACCAACTACATTACCTGTATTTGCCAGTATTTCATTCCAATTACGATCATAGGTCCTACCATCTGAACATACAGCATTAATACTTTTAATTCCGTCAAGACTATTTTTTACTGATCCTGAATTAATAAAAAGATCAAGTCCAATCATTGTGTTGTAGATATAAAAACTAGACCCTTTTACTAAACCAGTACCACTCTTTTTATTATCAATAAACTTCCAATCCCCAACAATCGTAAAATCCTTACCCATTCCAAAAACTGACGAAACTATCTTATCATCCACCCCATCAGTAACCAGATAGCCAGCATATTCACCTTCTTCATTGTACCCGCTCCCTTCAATAAAACCCAAATTTAGACAGACAAGATCATTACCATTGCCCGTAATGTTGGCAATAGTAGCACGATCTTCGTCCTCGTTGGTTTTGCCTACCACTGTCCATGCCTGGTCGGGGAAGAGCCAGGGATAGGTTTTGACGAAGTAGTCTTTGATCTTGGTCAGTTCTTCTTCGGTGGCATCGTGGTCGAGAAATACAAGTTCCCAGATAGCAGCGTTAATACAAGTTCCTACATTAGTTGGAGCTAATTTCCCAACATGTAGCACATCTGTTCCCTCAAAATTACCAGTTGTAATCGAAACACCATTATAACTTTTAGATGTCTGATAAGTAAGGATGTGTGGTAAATCCATTTCACTCCCTATTGCTCCAAAAGATATAGGCTTATTAAGATGATTGGCTTGTATATTTCTATATTCTAACAAGAAGGCACCATCCTTGAGCCAATTCTTTACATTAGATACTAATCCTTGGGCTATTTCACCCCTTGTAATCCACTGTCTCAACGCCACAACCATATATCCCTTTTCCTTAGTCAGAATAGGGAAATTCTCACAAACACCGTAATCGTCTACTCCGTCAAAGACGAGTGCACCGAGATAAACATCACTAATACCTGAACCCTCCTTCCAAGCGAAATTCTTCATCTGTAAATCATGCCCATTACCTGTAAGGTCTTTCCATACAGGGTTAGCTGTCATATGCTCATTAGTGAGACCTAATGCTGAATACCTTGCAATCATGCCAGGAATAGATGGAAACCCATCATTATTACCTTTTTTACCTTTCATCATTTGATATGCCATGAAACTGGGATATCCAATAAATACACTCATAGCTTTAAATGTTTGAAGGATTTAATATACTGATAGGATTAGGACCTCCGATTGGTCCAGGTTTTCTTCGATTAACAACCTTAGGAACTTTAACTGTTCTAGGTTGAGTACAGATTGGGAGATAAATACATAGCCTTCCCGCAAGCATACATAGATTAGCCTTTAATGTATCAATTACTCCACCAGGTTGTAATGCTCCTGTGATTGTTTTAGCCAGAGATGATGCTGAATCCCCAGATAATCCTTCGTAGAATTGAACTTCTGTTGGGCCTGTTGTGATTGCCTTTACTCTTTGGTTTGCATTAGCTTCTCCACCTTCACCTTCTCCAGGTTTTTGTGTTGAGCTGTTTGTTTCGTTTTGGATTATATCCGTAGCTGATCTCATCATATTGATGATTCCCACTGTAAGGAAGTCATATGCGGATAACTCCATTATTAATTGGTTTTCTAGAGCTTCATAAGCAAGCTCATTGTTATATTCTTCTAATGGGATTTCTTTTCCACAGGGTCGACAAACAAGAGGTTGGATATATAATTGCCATTTTTCGATGTAGGCTTGTTTGTCGATATCTGAAAGGTAAGGAAGTAAACTTTCTGGGATATAGGAATTGATAAGGTTATATATTGAATCTGAGAGTTGTGTTTTGGACATATCACTGATTCCTAACCTTAATTGTTTTTCACCTACTTGAGGTTCTTCTTCTCCAACTGCAGGAGCTGTGATTTTAAGGGTCACTATGTAAAACCCAGAGCTTTCATATTCATGGGTAATATTTCTCTCTTCGGACCCTTTAAAATCGCCAAAGTCCCAGTGATATGTACTACCATCTGGGACTCCGGTTGAAAGGTCTCTAAAAGATACTGATAACCCGTTTTTTTGGAATGAAAAATTTGTTACCATATTTTTAGGACTTTTAGGGCATTCGCCCCATTATGAATTTATATTGAGTATGTTGAGAGGGGTTTACTCTTCATCAGTTTCCTCATCGGTGGATTCGATCTGTTCGATGATGGCTTCTACCAAACTGGATTTTGTATCTGCTTCTTCTACTTCCAATTCCGCAGCTTCAGCAATCTTCACCAACTGAGCTTTATTGAAAGCATCAGCTAATTCCTTTGTTGATTTCCCAGACTGGTAGAGATTATAGAATTTCTTTGAAAGGCTCTCTACGGTGTTGTTTTCGGATTCTGCCTTTACACCGTTAGCTTCTTCATACTCTTCTTGGGTTGCATAAATCAAATGACCGCCCTGAAGAGCTCTTCTTGTTCTTTTACCTTGATTAATGTAGGCTTCGTTTACAGCAACTACATCTTTACCGGAAATTTTAAGGCCAGTCCCCATATCATAGAATGAGGTTGCGTTATCACCTAATTTCAAATACTTCATATCTTAAATTATTTTTATGTGTTGTTATGTGATAAATCCCAGCCCATGAAAATGTATGAGCTGGGATGAGATAGAAAAAGACCGAAGAAAAGGGAAATTACTCCAGATTTACTGACATCAGAGGATCCAGGTTCATATATTCTGGGAATCCGTTGGAAGTGAATGCCTTGCTGGAATCCAACATAACGATTGCATCTCTGTACATCTTTGAGAAGCCAGTAGTAAGAGAAGCATACATAGCTTCAGTCTGATTGGAAACGATTCTTTCGGATTCCAACATCAGAGGCTGAGCAGTAAGCTTAATCATACCAGCAGCTTTATCGATAAGCATCAACTGATTTGCAGGGATACCACCATGAATCCAGAAGTCTGCACGGTTAGGTACCGGAGTATGGAGATTCAGAGTAGCTTCTGTAGTACCATTTGATCTTACCTTGAATTCGGGCAAATCAAGGATATTCAATGCTTCGTCTTCTCCTCCAATCATTGATGTGAAGTTACGGCCCATACGAGAACCACGAATCCAGATACGAAGCAAATCACGGTATTGGATACCTTCTGAAGTTGTACCTACGCCAATAACTGGAGCGGATTCTGAGCCATCGATTTTATCTCCATTGATACCAGTGTCGATTGCAAGGTTATCCATTGCATACCCCAACTGAATACCAAAGTCACGAAGGAAAATTCCCATCACATCCAGAGAAACGTAGTTTTTAACTTCATCAGTAATTTTGATACCCTTACCGATTTTGAAGATAGAAACTTGTTTCTGTCCGTAAGAGATTGTTCCCAACGGAATTGTTTCAGCTTCGTTTACTCTTGCCGGAGCAGCATCAGACATGTTGATGTACGGCATAGTTACCTGCAAACCATTTACCGGTTGATCACCAGCAATGATGTTCGGATAGAATGGAGCCTGACGAAGACCCAATGTGATAGCAGCACGGATGATTTCAGGAACTACCCAGCGAACTGACTGATCGGGCATTGTGAAAAGGTTCTGCAATGTATCTTTTTTTGTATCGATACCCAAAGTGGAGAGATACTGATCCATTGAAACTCCATATCTTTCGTTTACTACTTCTGCCATTGAGATATCGGCAGATAACTCGGTATTCGTACCTTTTCTGATTGCATCAAGGTTTTTTCCCATTTCGGGCAATTCCTTGAGCAAGTTTTCTTTTGTTAAATTCTTCTTTGTTTCAGACATATCTTTCTGTTCTTTTTGTTATTTACATAATACCTGAATCAGCTCATCTTTTGCTGAAGCTTTTGTCAGGGAGATAAAATTCATGGGACGAGTTGAAGCATCAGCATCAGCCTGAGTGAAAGTTTTGAACTTAGTGAAATGGTTAGTAGCATCCATGCCAGTACCAATTTCTACCGGACCCGCATTTAAAGCGGCTTCTGAGATTGCATTGATAATCATGAAACCCTGAACAGCAACTGTTACTTCCACGGGGCCTGCATTTGCTGATTCTTTGTAAGCTGGGTTAATGTTATCGGTAACTGCGATTCCCAAGTAGTTAGCTTCGTTAGCCTTTGTCAGCAATTCAATTGTACCATCAGGGGTAATTGCTACCGGGTTTCCAGCATAAATCTTTACGGAAGCTTTAACAGGGAATGCCTGATGTAATTTGTGGGATTCACTTTTGTAAATCACCACTCGAGGAGTAGTTCCTCCGAATTTAGTGAAGTCTGCCATATTGATTGACTTTTAGAGATTATTTAAAAATGATTGACCCTTTGTTTTTGTTGCTTGCTATGTTGCGAGCAATGTCCTGAAGAGATTTGGGTTTGTCTGTAGAGGTAGTACCTTCTTCATCCTCAGCCTGAGAAGAAGCTCTGGTTACATCGTGAGAGCCACATGCAGAACAAATTAAAGGGAACTGTTTTTCCAGTTCTACATCATAAGTTTTCTTTAATGCAGTTAGCTGAGCAACATCGGAGGTTCCTGTGATCAGGGTTACAATTGCTTCATCAGCCTTTTCACCATAGATCTTTTTGTAAGTTTCTACTGTGCTTTCCTGCAAGCTCTTCAAATAATTGGCTCCCAGTTCTGCCATTACTTTGTTAACCTGAGCTGCATTTTCCAATTCAGTTACCTTAGCAGTTAACTCAGTAACCTTGGATTCCAAACCAGTTTTGGAATTATTCAATTCCTCTACCTGAGTTTCTAAAGAATTTTTCAAAGCTACCAATGAAGTAACTGCCTCTTTAACGTTGTCAAGGTTAACTTCCTTGCCCTCGGCAAGTGTTAACATCCCTGTACCTACTAAGAGGGCAAGCAATTCCTTTTCTTTCATATTGATAGAATTTTTGTTGTTTGAATGATCAGATGAATTATCAGATTTCATATTAAATACCGTAGTATTGTTAATACTCTCAGTATCTATGAGTTTTTTATAATCCATGAAATAATATTCGATATCATTACCTCTGTTTGCCGAGTAACTTTGTTTCGAAGCAAATTTCGGATCATTGATATTCCCATTTTCATCGATTTTCTGGGCAAATGGGTCAGCTCCGTGAGATACCAGAGAGGTTTCGTAATAGGATACGATTTCCTTTACTACTCTACAAATCAGATTACCCTTTTCATCGTATGTACCCAATTTACTCCAGAATTCATCTTCATCCAAGTTCGGATGTGATTTATCCCAAATGAATCTTACAGATACTGAATTGGAATGAATGCTTGGTGGGTCCATTAATATTCCTCTAGCAAGTCTGGGATTTGCCTTAGCATCAATTTTTAATACTCCGTTAATTCCCGCAGGGATTACGATGCCATCCTGTTTAAATGATTCTTGCCAGAAGGTTTGTTTTACACTACCGATTGCATTTGCTACATCAGTTGAATGATCACAGTTAACTGTTTGCCCTACCAACATTTTTAATGAAGCTTTTAATGCTCCATTACGACTGAAGTCTACTGGGTTCCATTCTTTGTTTACGATTACCTCGGAAAGCAATCGATAAACGGGTTCAATGAAATCCGTATCCTTAGGCATAAATTCCTCTTGGGTTACTCCTGGATAAAATGTGTTATAATTAATGGAATTACTCCAAAAACCATAACTCTCTATCCCTGACTTGTTTAAGCCAAAGTTTAATTCTGAATAGGCATCTGAAGGAATCGAGTTTGGCATATGCCCAAGCATTAGAGAATGGCCTTCTCCAATTACTATGGTATCCTGTTTCCCTTTTTTAAATTGTCCCATAATATTTACCTTTCTTTAGTGTCACCATCTTTTCGTTTAGGAACTGTTTTGGACTTATCCCTTTGTGATCTATCGGATTTATCCTTGTCAGCTTCCCTTTTCTGTTTTTTAGCCCCATCATCACCATCTTCTAATTTGTTTAATGGAACTCTGGGTTCCTTTTCATTGGGCTTTTCATAACCCATTTCGAAGGCATATTGATCTTGGCTAATGATACCAGCTGCATATAGAGAATTAAGATTACGAATCTTATACTCTTTACCCTGTTGAATTTTGACTTCATCATTAATCGTAGAAGTAAAGAATCTAACCTTACATCCTTTATTTGGAAGTCCAGCTAATCTCAATTCTAGTGAATAGATAAATTCAAGAGCATAAACTGCAAATTCCTGTAAATTCGCAAGCTGAGAGATCATTTTGGAGAACATGATACTTGTTCCACCCTCTGTTTTGTTGTCATTGGATACCCCAATAAGAGAACCAGAAATACCCAAACCATTAGCCACTGATTGTTGATTCATGTTCCAGGGTTTATCCAAGTTACCCATATCCTTGGTAGTGGAATTTAACTTGAATTCATGATCATCGATAAAGCCAGCTACAGTACCATCTTTTAATCCTTCCCTTGTGTTAACCTTTAACTCCCGAAGCATTCGATTTAATCGGGCTTCGTAGGCTTTAGGATTTTCATTTGGTAATATATCTGGCTTTGCCATTTTGGCTTCTAAGAATCCCATCATACCAACCAATTCCATAATATGCTTGGTATTAATTTTCATATCTGATTGGGTCTTTAATGAATCCAATGCAGCCATGAAAGTTGGAATCCCATAAGGTTCATCAGTATCATTGAACATTGAAAGGTAGATGTAGGTATTTAGGTTAAGTTCAATTAACCTTTCTGATTTACCATGATTCCAAGTTTTGTTCAATTGGTAGGGTCGATATTTACCATTTTGATCTCTTTGGAATACAATGTCCTCTGGTTTAATGAAGATAATGCTTTCAATCCCAGATAGGTCTTTTTTTGGTACTGCTTCCATACTCATGGCACCAGAAACAAGCATTTGAACAAACATCTTGTTTACTAAGCCAAAGATACCTGCTGTATAATTAGACCAGGTTTTAGAAACATCCCTGAGATGCTTCCTCATTTTTAAAGCTTCTTCCGGAGTATTATGTGGGAATTCGATAAAATGTTTCGTATTTCCCAACTTAAACATATCCTGAACAGCTATACCTACATCTGGGTTAACTTTATAAAGACTTCTGATAAGTGGGATGATTTCTGTACGAAAAGAAGGAGTAACAAAGTCAGCTTCTCCCTTTAATACAGATAACATATCAGTAGTATCATTAGACACAGAAACCCTACCTGGTGGGATAGGGGCTGTGGTTCTTGGATTGGGGTCAGACTTTGGTTTATCCTTATAGGCATTCGAATCATCCCTCCGAACACCAATTAAGTTTAACCACCAATTCCCAATTGATTGTAATACCATATATTTTGTTATTTAGGTTGAATTATCAATGAAGGTTTGTAATTCTTCCTCACATGATTGTATATTGCTTTACCAAAAATACTATCATCCGAATAGGTTTCCTCATCCATGTCAATGTCTGAGGTTTGATTGTTTCTGTTGTGTTTACCCATTGCTACTGGCCTGCCTATTGAATCATAGATAAAGGTATAAGCCTCTTGAACAAAAAATGGGTCCTTAATTGTAATGTTATCTTTTCTGATATCTTCTTCCAATCCATCAATGATTAGGGATCGGTTCTTAGATGTGGTTATCCATCCGGGATATTGTTCTACTTCTGGCCTTGACTTTCCTTTCTTTTTGAGAAGCTTTTTATGATAATACAATTGAGGATATCCTTCGGTTTGAAGTAAAGTTGTTACTGCCAAACCAATATCATTAGTTTCAGGGGCAATTGTTGCCCAATTGAATTCTTTTCCCAGGTTGCCCAAGATTTTAGCATATTTCTCTACTGGGATTCTCCCTTTAAATACTGCAGCTTCTTCTCCATTAGAATCACCCAAAGTAAAAGCTGAGTAGTCATTAGAACGTCCCGTAGCAACGTCAGCACCAATAAAGTATCTTACACCTTGTTTTGGTTTATCCATGATTCTTAACTGGCCATTAAACCTTGTTTCGATTACTGGGTATTCCGATAGGGTATCTTCGATTGCCTTAATATCTGTAAGATCAAATACAGTACTACCTGAAGAAAGGAAGTCACCATCAATTTCTTGGGCAGTTCTTCTTGGGCCCAAAGCTTTGGACATTGTATCGTACCATTTCTGATCTCGCTCAGGGTGCATTTTCCAATATAATCGAATAGGGTGAAAAGGAGAATCAGAATCTGTAATCGCTTCAACCCATTTTGAATGATAGAAGCCAGAAATTCCATAGGGCGTTGAATTTAGGATAGCACTCCCACCAGTGGAAAGTGTGGGGAAACTTGCAGACCAAATCTGTGAAGCCCATCTTACAATTGCAGCTTCATCGATTACCAATAAAGAAAGAGATTCTGAACGTCCTGCTTCTTCCGAGGTTGGGATGGATTCTATAAAAGAGCCATTGATAAATTCAATTGTAGAATTATGATTTATATACCCATTAGTAGTTATATAACTATGGTAATTCTCTACCTCCATGTCATATATGGTTTCTAGGGTAGTATCTACCTTAGTTATCTTACTGATATATATATCACTACAATTTTTTCCCCTACTGATACGAGATACTTTCTTCGGATCCAATAGGTCTTTATCCCCACCACTTACTCGTTTGGCTATTTCTCTATTTAGGTATTTATCCCTTTTTAGAAGCTCTTTTACTCGACCTATCTGTTTATATGATAATGTCTCTGTTTGACGAACAGACTGTTTTAAGGCTCTATTCATAGTAAAAGCCCTTCTGGTATTCTCCGAATAGGTTATCACTTGCAAGTTAGTTATCCAATTACAACAACCATTACCATTGATATGGTCAATAATCATCCCTTCGGGGATAGGTCCTTTAAAAGCTTCCCATACCAATCTATGTACAGAATACACTTGACGAGAACCTTTGTATGTTAATTTGACCCTCTCATGTCGATTAACCATAGTAACCATTACCCTTAGTTCTGTTCCATAGGGATTTATACCATCCCTACCGTGACCTTTACCTTTCTTGGTTTTAGTAGTAAACACCCTACCAAGATTGGATACCCAATACCCGGGTATGTTAGTTTCTCTTATCTCCTCCGTAACTGGTTTCTCTACCTTTGGTGGAGCTAAGTTTACAAGTTCTTTGGTATCCTTAAAAACCACTGTTAGATTGTTTTTAAGGATCTCTCCTACAGTTTTCCAACCTTTGGTAGTTAATAATTTATGTTTTGGAGTACATCTCAGGGTTAACCCGCGATCATTTACAATTGTGTAAGTTTTTAGCTTACCCTTATTGAAAGTTTTCATAATCCTTTCAAAAGTACCATTCTCTGTAAGAACCCTTATATTCAAACCGGATACATCTAAATAACCCTTTTCAGATGGAGCTATGGATTGAATTGGGAAATCAGTTTTAGTACCAAGGATCATGGTATCGCCTGTTATACAGGCTGTTCCCAGCTCACCCATTCTACCATTTACGATGGGAACTTTTAAGTGCTCTGGGAGATTCTTGTACAGGTATTTGATTTTCTTTAAAACCTTCTTTGCTACAGAATCCTTGATGGAGATGATATTCACCTTTTTGTTTGGGTGATACATCGTTAGCCATAAGCAATAAAGAGAAATCAATTCTGTGATCCCCGCTTGCCTGAATTTTAGGATGATATTAAATCGATGTTTTAGGAAGCAATACAGTACTGATTTTTGGTATGGGTATAAAAGGAACCTTGTTTTACCTCTTACTGGGTGAACTACATAAGCAAATGTGGAGAAGTAAAAGACGTCCTTTTGTACTTGAACCAATTCTCTAAATTGTTGAGCATTCAGATGAGAGGTATCTATTTCCTTTTTCGCCATTTTCTTTTCTTCTTTTAAAAATCATAGGTTAAACCTATTGTGATATCCCATCCAGGATCACTCTTGAATTTGGGATAGTAAAACCCGTTTAGCCCAAGTTCGTAATTAAATCCCTTAGTCTTGAAATTTAACTTGAGATCAATGTCATGAAAATTATTTAAAATTCGATATTGATATCCAAGTGTTGGATAAAATTTAAAATTTGGCTGTTTTTTGCTTGTTAAAGAATTTCCATTCCACCTATAGGAATAATTCTGAAGGTTTAATGGATAAGATATTCTAGACGTGATCCCATTAATATCCGATAATCCCAAGCTTAACTGGTTTTGATTCAAATCAAGTGATAATAGTTTTGGATTCATTGGAAGATTCTTCAAATAATTCAAATCAATAATCAAACTGTCTAATCGATTTGGTGTGAACAACACCAAATCTTTTTCCCGCAGGGAAAATTCATTATACTTTGAAGTTGTATCCTTTCGATAAATTTCAACCTTTGAAGGATTCATAATAATTTCGAAAGGTTCAGGGATTGTAAAAATCTCTGAGATATAAACTGTGTCTGTTTTTTGGTTTTCGAAATTATTCGATGATTCCTTTTTAAATTTTTGTTTTGTGATTTTATAGGTCACCCAGGAAACCCCAATCATTGAAAATAAAATTAGGATTGCCATGACCCATGAAAAAATTTCATCTCTGTGTTTCATAGGATTTTCGTATTATGCAAATTGGATATTAGCCAATAGCCAATTATCAAATTAAAAGAATATTAACTACCATTTAGCTTTAGCTAAATGGTAGTATTACTATCATGTAAACATGATAGTAATATTATCATGTGTTTTGGTGGGTTTTTGTTTTTTCTTTTTAAAGATTAATTTTTTCTTTTGCTTCTTTTCTTTTTTATCAAGATTTTTTTTCTTTTTTATTTTTTCTTACCTTTTGTTTATGTCCTCCCGTTCCAAATCGGTTTTAGGATTTTTCAATGTTACTTCAACTGAACCAGTACACATACATAAGAACCAAAAAATTTTATAAATGACTATGACACACCAAAACATCAAAGATCAAAATCATGAATAAAAAGAAATCCACTTCCAACAAAAAAACTTCCGAAGAATTAGAAAAGGAAGCAATCATTATTCGAAGAAAGATTTATGAGCTTTCAAAATCTTACATGTTTATTTGCCTTGCGAACTTGAATATGGCAAGAGCAGAAGATGATAAAGAAGCCCTGATTAAAAAATTTTCTCATTCCCAAGGGATTTTTTCCAAAAAGGTTCAGGATGCAGTAGAATATATGGAATCCTTGATTAATTCGGGTGAGTGTAATCCACATATTGATTTGGACCATTATTGGAATATGGTTCAACTTTGGAAACACGAATTAGAATGTTGTTAACGGTTTAATAGGCATTCTTTAAACCATAATCCTATTTCATAAGGGAAGGTCTGAGTAACGATTAACCTTCCCTTGTTTATCCAATAATTTTTCCTATCTTCTTCGATGTGAATTTTAAATTTATCAGAGATTCCCATTATCCTTGCAAGTTCTCTTGGAGACATTGGTAAACCATTCCATTTAAACTGTCTATCCGCTTTCCTAGCGGTCATTGGATAACCATTCGGTTTATTTCTATATACACCGGGTAATGTCCCTCTAGACCCTTTAGAATTAACCCAAGGCCATTTCCACTCATCCCTGAACTCATTTGTCCATAATCTTTGTACTTGTTTCAGGGATAATTTGGTTTTATTTTTATCGTCTGGGTGAAACATTGAAACGATTTTATCCAAATCCTCGATTATATTACCATTCTTTGGGAGGTTAAATAATAAATCTTGCGTTGTCCTAAGAGCTTTCATTTGTTTAACAAAAAGGAATTGCTCCAATTTGAATAAAAGAGAGCTCTTTTTTACTCCTATTATTACTAATCGGTTCCTTGATATTTGAGAATTGCCCCATTCTGAAACGGAATGGTTGTGAAAAACCAGGTTATAATCTGGGAATATTTCATTTTCCCATTGATTTTCTGGGATTACTTCTAGCAATTTGGGTAAATTTTCCAATAAAAATACATGAGGTTTAAAATGATGAACACTTTCGATAAAATTTACCATTGTAGGGTCTGCCTTTTGCTCTTCGGTAGATTTAAAATCCTTTTTTCTACTGATTCTGAGTATAGATTGTCCTCCACAGGAAGGATTACCGATAATTATGTGTACTTTTTTACCTTCAAGGTAATTTTTACATCGCTTTAAATCCCTGAAAAGAGGTATACCCGGGAAATTATCTACCCATTGTTCATTTTTTGGAGTAAAATACACCCCTCTAACCTCTAAATTACCCAAGATTTTGAACCTTTTGTCACCCTTAAATGGGAATAATCCTATGCCTTGACCATTGCATACTCCCAAAACTTTATATTGCTTCATATTTGATATGTTTTGTATATGAAAAATGCTATTAGTATTGCTCATACCCTGTAGAATTATGTGTTTACTATACAATATCACAATCAAAAATTAATCACATGAAAAAGAAATCTGTTAAAAAAGAGGATAAAAACATCAAATTGTTATCCAAAGATCAAGAAGTTTTAATCAAAGGCCCATCACATTGTGAACTCTGTAAGGTAATCGATGTAAATAAAAATTCTGCCTTACTTTCGAATGGGATATCAGTAAATCCCAAATATGATCGAAAGATTAAATCCTTGACTCCTTTGAATTTAAAGGGAACACAGTTCACAATATTGGTTCATGGAAGTGAATCTAAAAGAATTTGGAAAGAATATTGCTTAGGAAATACTGCTTCTAAATTGCAGAGTGCACTAGAAAACTTTAAAAAGGGAATTCCTAATAATTCATATTCTACAGAAGAATTAGATGGCTACTCTATGAAATTGAATGAGTTATTGGAAAGTCTACAGAAGGAAACTATAAACGAATAGGTTTTGGTAAATGTTTTTAAAATTGAGAATTGATTTTTCAGCGTAATCAAAAAAAACGTAATCGCGGACTCTTATTTATGGGTCAGGTTTTTATCCCTATTTGCTTGAGAAAGTAGATAGGGATTTTTTTATTATATTACAGCGTATTTCTCTTTTGGGAATACTTTATCAATCTGGCCAATGTTATTCAATATAAACGTAGACCTATAATCTGCTGTATTAGTCTCTGTTTTAACTTGATACATAATGTAAATATTACCATTATAATTGAAAAATCCGAACTGAATTATATCCGAACTAGGAGCAACATAATTTATGTATAATGGGCCATAGCATCTATACCTTTGGCTATTTTCATCCCATACTAATAAGTATACATTATAGCTAGTAGGATCTTGAAAAAACATGTAGTGATAATCTTTGTTATTGGTTTCATCTGTTTTTCTTAATATCCCAACCCAATACTTATTAACCGATTTACCTACCCAATCAGTACTAAAACCATCCGAGATTAATTGGTTAGTTTTGTAATCCCATTTATAATTAAATCGATCTGATAATACATAAAGAAACTCTTTATTCTCATCGAAATCTACATAAAGGTGTGGATCCCATGCTCCAGTAGAAGTAGCTATAGAAACTTTTTCCCATCTGGTACCATTGTTTGTGAAAGTAGGAACTCCACTTTCATTAAGTTTTCCACTCCAATAATAAAGGTCCATGTTACCACTAACTAACTTACAATCCCAAAACCAAAAGTTTCCTTCAGCATCCAATACTCCATCTGCATACCCTAAAAAAGCTTGGTTCTTACTGTAAGTTGTTCTATGTACTACTTCTGGTACTTCTTTGGTATGATCCAAGACATGTAACTGAACTTTGAATGAATCAGGGTCATAGATCTCCATATAATATTTACTATGGTATGACCTGAAGGGTTTTGGATCAGCCACTTCTCCGATACTGGGAGAAGGTTGAGAGATTCTGGTTTTTGTTTTCCCAGTTATTAGGTTGTAGATTGACTCTAATGTGAAATAATCTCTACTCGAGCTATAATTTATCTCAGTAATTAATTGATTTGGTCCACAAATCTTTATCCATGGCCTTTGAAAAGATTGGAAATTATAAGTAACACTACCCTCTTGGTAAGTTTCTGGGATATCCCATTTTATAATATCTGATAATGTGGGAGAGGGAACAGAGCCTATGATCTCTGAAAAACTTGGTAAGGGTTCACTGGAAATCCCAACCTTCGAACATAAATCTTTTTTTACTTGTGTAATGTGATCTTTTTGATCTTGAATTCTTGATGTTAAACTCATTGTATTATTGCCTTAGTGATTAATATTATAAGATACTATCTTATAATATTAACTTTAATACATCACAAATATGTCACTCAAATCAAGAATTGAAGCTCTAACTACACAAATCAGTAATGCAAAAACAAGTTTAAGGGATGCTCTGAGAAATAAGGGGGTAGACCCAGGATCTCAGCCATCCTTTGAAGCCCTAAGATTGGGAATCGAAAGAATCCCATCTGGAGATAAGTACAAAGAATTAATAGGAAAAGGTTCCATCTTCAGTACCCGGTTGGATACTAATGAAACCGCTAGAAAGATGGTTATGGCTCCAGATAAATCCACAGTCTCCATAAAATCCTATTGCAATTTAGACAGTATCCAATCAGCCTTAGATGAAATCAATGGAAGCTTCTATAAAGGCGATCTGGTAGTAATCGTAACATATGCTATGCCCCCCATAGGTGTCAATTATGGATTATGTACTTATAATTTATCAGAAGATTTATTTTCATACTTTCCGGGATACGGTAATTCAACCGGTATGGAAAATGGATACCCCTGGGTAGAAAACGTATTATTTCTTGAAAGTGTAAATATCACTGCAGTTAATACTGGTAGATATAATTTCTCATTTACTGGGTACGCATTAAGAGTTGGAAAGAACCCAGTGGATTAAAAAAAATCTTAGTGATTAATAATAATAAAGGCCTGGGATAAAAATATCTTAGGCCTTTCTTGTAAGAGTCCCCAAACAACAAATATAAAATGAAAAAAGAAAATCCTAAGATGATAAATAATAAGAGAGTAAACCTTGAATCCCAATAAACAAATGAAATAAAGGATAACATCAAAGGAATCTCATCGAATAACCATATCATAAAAATCCAATATGAATACAAAAGATATGTAAGGGTAATATAATTCGAAGATTTAAATGAAATCCCTTATTAACGTTTCGATAAAATCATATGTAAATTTCAGAGGCACAGGATCTCAAGGAAATCACTTATAGGCTTTATCGAAAAATCTTGGCTCAGTTTTAAATGAAATCCCTTATTAGCTTTATCGAAAAAATCCTATATGATTTTTAAAGGAAGAGGGAACTGAGATTAGGATCTTCAAGGATTTCCCTTATTGTGTTTTCAGAAAAAAGTTGTGGCAATTCGAAAGGAAGAGGGTTGACCATTAAAGTAAAAAAAGAGTATATTTTATAGGGGACAAAATATACTCTCTTTATTATTTATTATGAATTGCAGCAACACCAAATATATATAAGGAATAAGAGTGCAAATATTATGCACTCTTTTATTTTTTCTTTTTTCATTTCAAGTTCTTTTTTACAATTTCAAGCATTTTCTTTAAATTCTCTTTTTTTAATTCCTCCGTATTATTAGAAACTAAACTTTCTACTGAAAAATCATTTATTCTATAAACTTGTTCATAAAATAATTTGAATTGTTTGCAATGATTTTCGCAAATTGTTTTATTCTTTTCTGAACGAATAATGCTTCCTATAAAATTGTCCAAAAGATTACGTATTTTGCGTCTAACAGACTTTTTATCTTTATCGGTTAAGCAATCCGCATAAATAGAAGAGTTATATAGATTCTCTTTCTTTAGGCCTGAATTGGTATGCAATCCCGTTGTGTCCAATGTTTCGAGTAATTTAGAAAAAGAAAGTTTTTCTATTTCTTTTTTTTCTACTTTTGCACTTTCTTTTTTTGTGCTCTTTTTTGCAGTTGTTTTTTGTGCTTTCTTTTTTTCAACTTTTGCAGTATTTTCTACATTGTTGTTTACTTCATTTACTAACACATTTTCATTTACATTTGCATTCATAACTTTTAATTTTTAAAGTGATACGTTTTATTTGTTTTTCTGTATTGCAAATATACAATAGATTTTTTAAATACAAAAATATTTTGAGAAAAATTTTTATTGAATTTTTCTATTAAACAAATAGATTTTATTTATTAAAAAATCATTGCTCACCCTCTCCATGCCTTCACCCTTACCCACCTACCTGCCCAAATCATCAAGGCCTTAGTTGGCTGGTTTTTGAAGGCTTTTGTTTAGGGCCATCTTTGGACTCAGGGCCATCGATGGAGATTATTATGGCCTTTTGGGCTTACAGGGCCTTACGCTTGGTTAGCAGGTTTTATATAATATATCGTATAAAGATATCCTGAAAGTAGGATGGGCTCAAAGAATTAGGGCCTTAGCTAGCAGGTTTTACAAAGTAAAGATAAAAGAACACAAATAAAAAAGGTAGCCTACTTATCCCAAGCGAGCTACCTTATACAGATTTGATTAGAGTAATATTCCTATTGAGTATGATTAAGATTTATTTTCATAAGATAATTAGTATTCGATGTATCGAACAGGCTAGCATTAAATTTCAGCTATGAATGTGATATATAATTTCGTATTACCCAATCCTATATATTGAAAGGCATTAGATAGGTCAAGGTAATCCTGGATTTCATTTAATGTTTCCTTATAGAAGGATAATGCCTTATCATAATTCTCTGATATAATTTGGTCTCTGTTATCTGTAATCGATAATCCTAAGAACCAAACTAATTTCTCAGGACCATTAGGTAAAATTCGAACCATACTAGAATCAACTTTAGAAAAGCGATTAAAAATCTTTGACCAAAGATTATAACCTCTAGGATCATCCATTCCTAAGGATTCATAAAAGAATTGTCTCAGATAAATATTTTTTACTGTTCCTTTAATGTTCTCTGTATCCTGGAATAGGATTGTGTTATTAAATAACTGATCTGTTGTGTTCATAGGGCAATAATTTTTTATATGATTAATATTACAATGCAAATATAATCATTATATATTATATATAATATAATACGCATATAAAATTTAGGCTCTGATTCAAGGCTCACTTCGAAGGATTATTTAAACTTAGGGCCATCAATGGTATATAATAAGGCCTTGAATCCTTACATCGAATTAAATGGACACAATGATCTAAGGCCTTATTATATTATTCTTAAAGCCTTGACCAAAATCCCATACCTTCTTGGTTAGCCCAAAAACACATCGAAAAATAAAAATATCCTTGAACACAATGTACATAGGATAATCCTTAAATCCCTAATCCTAATATAATATATATATTATATAATAAGGCCCTAAAAAAATCAACATAGCTCTAATATAGCCCAAAAAACAAGCTTCTATCAAAAAATTAATAATAATCATATATATAATAATATAATATAAAACATCGGATCAAGGATTATAATCATATCCCTTATATTATATAATAATATAATAAGAGCTATGAAAACAGATCTTACAAAAGAAAACACAAAGCTCATATAATATGATAACATATCATCGAATCAAAGATTATAATAATCCCAGAACACAGAGCATAATCCTATATATTATATTATATATAATAATAAGGATTATAATAAAATCATTATCCCAGATCAAGGATTTATTAAAATCTTCGAATCATTGAACCAAATTTATTAAAATCATCAGATTCAAGGCAATGATTTTATAATAATCATCGAATTTTATCATAATCCCAGACTTTCGATTAAATATTTAATTTAACATACCTCTAGTAAATTTTACTTTAATTCTAAGTAACTAGAAAGATTACCCTCTATTATGTTCTAGATTAATAAATAAAAGACATTGTTTTTAGCTTCGATTGTGATTTTAATTTATCCATAGATAACCCTAAAATTTATCCTAAAATCTTGAAGTTGAGAGTTTGATATTTTTTTCTAAAGCCGGCTATTTTTAACTTGTGCTCGAAAAAAAGTACAGTTTTGGATATGTTTTGGATATGTTTGTAAAAAATGGGTTAAAAAAGTCAAAAGTGCTAAAAGTGAGCTAAGTTGACAGTTTAGGGTAAAAAAGGCCCTAAATCCTCAAATCCCAGACCTAATTTTTCGAAAAAATGTACACAACACATATGCAAATTTTAGGGCCTTAAAACTTGAAAACTCTATGGTTTAGAGATACGTATATATAGTTCGTGCTATCGAGTAAATTTCGCCCCCGTGTTATACCCATGTTATAT